AACCTGTACGGACAAAGCCCCATAGAACTACACCGCGAGATGCTTGGACTTGCTAAGGCAGCGCAAGACTTTGCTGCTGAGTTCTTTGGTAGCTCAGGAAACATGACCGGTATCTTGTCAAGCAATGAACCACTCAAGAAAGAACAGATTGACATCATCAAAGACAGTTGGAACAACAGCGGTGACCAGTTGGGCACCAAACTGTTACCCTTTGGTTTTAAGTATGACCGCATTGCGGTTGATCCTGAAAACGCAAGCCTGAACGAGCAGCGCGACTTTTTGAATCAAGAGATATGCCGAATCTTTGGCGTACCTCCAAGCCTTGTAGGTGTGCAGTCCAATGTGACCTACAGCAACACGGAGCAGCAGGCTATTCAGTTTGCTAAGTACACCATCGTTCCATGGACGCGGCAGATAGAGCAGGAGATGAATTGCAAGCTCATCGCACCTGACGAGCGCTTGACGCATTTTACGCGCTTTGACCTTGCGGACCTTTTGCGAGGCGACAGCGTGAGCCGCGCTCAGTATTATGACACTCTTGTCAAGGCTGGCATTATGAGTATCAACGAAGCACGACGCACAGAAGACATGAACGGCGTGCAAGGTGGCGACGCTCACATGGTTCAAGTCAATCAAATCGCGCTCGACAAGCTCGACGAGTACAGCACTAAACTCAGCAGCGGTGTCTAAAGATTACCCACAGGCTGCAGTTAACAACGCCAAGCGCGTCCTTAAGTACGTAGATGAAAACGGATGGGGGAGCTGTGGCACGCCAGTAGGTAAGCAGCGCGCAAGTCAGATTGCCAGCCGTGAGAGCTTGAGCGACGACACCATAAAGCGTGTCTACAGTTTCCTAAGCCGTCACGCACAGAATGCTGACGTACCCTATGACGAAGGTTGCGGTGGTTTGATGTATGACGCTTGGGGCGGTAAATCAATGCTACCTTGGGCGAAAAAGAAAGTTGAAGAGATGACCGAACGACAGCAGCGCAACCGTGCAAAGGCGCTTAAGAATAAAGTAAAGGAACACAACGAAAGCGTAAGCGTATCATATAAAAAAGCTACAGTGCCAATGCTGGAAAAGGTTTATGATCGCGGCGTTGGTGCATACAAAACTAACCCGGGAAGCGTGCGGCCATCAGTCAAGACCCCTGAACAGTGGGCCATGGCTCGCGTTAACAGTTACCTTTACGCTTTAAAAAATGAAAAGTTTAGAGGCGGTAAACATGATACTGACCTGTTCCCAAAAGGTCACCCGCTACGATCAAAAGAAAAGCAGAAAAAGATGAGCGACATAAAAACAGAAGCTGCGCAGCGTGAGCGCGTAGGCACAATCAACGGTGAACCCGTATTCAGCACAATAGCAGAAGCCTTGGAGCAAGCAAAGCGTCAAGGGTGCGAAGGGTACCACACGCATGAGTTTGAAGGGCAGACAGTTTACATGGCGTGCGAATCTCACGATGTAGCTACTAACGGAAAAGGCATGGACGAAGAGAAGCCGTACCGTTCTGCAGAAAAGCACGAGCAAGAGATACGAGCGAAGTATGGCGATAACGTAGAGCTGCGCACATCAGAGGTACGAGCTGCAGGTGACGACTCGCTTGTTATCGAAGGCTATGCAGCAAACTTTGAGCAACGCACAGACCTTGGATATTTTAAGGAGGAGATTGCACGCGGTGCCTTCGAGGACGTTATGGATGACGACGTGCGGCTGCTGCTTAATCACGACGGCGCACCGATGGCACGCACCACAAACGGCACGCTGGAGTTGAGCATTGACGACACTGGCCTCAAGTACCGTGCAGCATTGGCCGACACGCAAGACGGTCGCGACATGTACAAGCTAATCAAGAGGGGCGATATTACTCAGTCGAGCTTTGCCTTTACGATTGGCGAGCAGGAGTTCAGCGAGGATCGCAGCGTGCGGCGCGTTCTTAAGGTGGCACGCCTGTTGGACGTCAGTCCAGTCACTTATCCAGCGTACCCCACCACCACTGTGGCGGCGCGACAGATGGCCATGCAAGAGCCTGAGCCAGTAGAAGAAATTACAACGAAATCAGAGGCGCAACCTGAAAAGCAGGAAGTGCGTACCTTTGAGCAAACAGCGGAAAGTAAGCCCGCAAAACAATTTAAGATTATGAACTTACGCAACTCAAATGATGCGGCCCGCTACATTTCCCAGCTGGAAGATAAGTTGGCCAACATCAACGCCCTCGCAGAAACCGAGGAGCGAGCGTTGACTTCTGAAGAATTAGAAGAAACGCAAGACATCCACGCAAAGCTCGAAGCTGCAGAACAGCAGCGCGACGCTCTTGCAAAAAACGAACAGCGCCTAAAGGCTCGTGCCGTTGCCGCCGATGCGGTTGTACGAAGCGACAAGGAGGCTATCAAGGCAAACGCCAAGTTTGACTTTGGTAAGGCTTTGCGCGAATTGTCAAACGGTCAGGTATTGACAGGTTTGGAGAAGGAGGCATTGGAAGAAGCACGACACGAAGCATCTTCACGCGGCCTTGAGATTCGCGGAAACTTTGCGATTCCACAGAGCATGTTGGTTGAAGCTCGTAACGTCTACGGTGTTGACTCCGGACAGTCAGGCGTAGCCGACGCAGTGACAACTGTAGCCACTGAGGTAACTGAGTTGGTTGGCGCTTTGCGTGCAAACTCTTTGCTTGCAGCTACTGGTGCCACACAGCTCAACGGTTTTGTTGGTGACATCAAGATGCCATCGCTTCCAACTGACGCCGCTTCTACACCGGCAGAAGGCGCGGCAGTGAGCGGCAACACTGGGTCGATGGGTGCACAGACCTTGTCACCACAGCGCATTGCACAGCAGATGACTGTGACTAAGGAGGCCATGAACCAAACGAGCGGCAACATGAGCAACGTCATCGCTGCTGACTTTGGTCGAGCCATTGCCATTGCTCAGGACAAGATCGCTTTAAACTCCATCCATGGAACTGGTGGTGCTACTGCTTTGGCAGGTAAGACGGGTACTGTTGTAGGCCGTGCCGAGTCAGGTGACAACGACATCCCAGCAATTAGTGCTGACAATGTACGTGACTTGTGGAGCACAATTACTGCAAACGGTGCAGAGAACAACACAGCGTTTGTTGCTCACCCTTCTGACTTTGCCTTCTTAATGAGCCTCGCTAACGTTTCAAACGTGAGCGCCTTGGTTGAGAACGGGCAAATGATGGGATATAATGTTTTGTCAAGCGGCACAGTGCCGTCAATTGACGCTTCTGCTGTACACGCTTCACAGTTTTTAAGCGACGCAGAGGATGTAGCATTTGGTGCAAACGGTACAGCTTTGCGCTTCTTGTACTACGGAGATTGGACTGACTTATTTTACGCCAACTGGGGCGGATTGGATGTAACTATTGATCCATTCAGCCAATTGTCAGAGGGCAACGTTAAGATTGTAGTCGATACTTTCTTTGACGCGAAAGTTCGACGCGCCGAGTCACTCGGTGCTATGGTCTTCGCTCAGGCAACGATTGCAGGCGCTGACGCGTAAGGTTAGATTGATGGAATGAGAAAGGGCCTCGCAACCATGCGGGGCCTTTTTTTTATCTTGCACCCATGTACTACACTTTAGAGATTACTGGCACGGCTAATGAGGCCAGCATTGTAAGCACCGCAGACCTGAAGACATTTTTGCGCGTGGACCACAGCGACGAGGACACGCTGATTGAGTCAATACGCAGCGCGGCCATTGAATACGTGCAGAACTATTGCAACGTGCAGCTTGGCGACGTCACGGCAGTCATGTACCTCGACAACTTTAAAGGAACTTGGGAGATTCCTATTGGACCTGTGCGCAGCATTACCAGCATTGTCTACAACAACACGCCAAGCACCACGCTTACCTTGGCGACCTCGCAATACTACAGCGACCTCAAGCGCAAGCCTGCACGCATCACTACTATATCACCGCCGACTGTGCACCCGGACACTAGTAACGGAGTACAGGTGACGATGGAGCTTGGATACCTTGAGGCTGAGGTACCTGACGGTTTGGTGCATGCCGTCAAGCTGCTCGTCGCACACTTCTATGAGAACCGCAACATTGTCGTGGTGGGTACAATTTCAAGCGAAGTACCCAACCTGATACACAGCTTGCTTAATCCTTACCGCGTAATTTCTGACCGATGAGGATAGGTAAGAGCGACCGACGTATTACGATACAGCGTTACACGACTACGACTAACGCATATGGGGAGCGCGTTTTGAACTACAGCACTCTCATCACTGTGTGGGCCGAGCTGATGAAGACGGGCGAAGGTATGACAGAGCGCATAACCACAGATCAAGATATGCCGGTGCAGCGCGTGCGCTTTAAGATTCGCAGTAGCACAGACAGCCGCGGAATAAAGGCTGACGACCGCGTGCTGTACGATTCTAAATTTTACAACATTCAAGGTATTGAAGAAGTTGGTCGCAATGATCAGCTTGTTTTGCTTTGTCAAATAACAGGAACGTAATGGCAAAGGGCAGCCTTGAAATGAAAGGCGCTGGTACTGGCTTTGAAGGTATTGGCGTAGACACAAAGCCGCTTATGAAGCAGTTTGAGGAATTGCGCAAGCAGGTCAAGGATAAGGGCGTGCAAAAACGCATTCACCGATCTGTGGGCAACATCTACAAAAAGGAGATGGTTGCAAACATTAAGGACGCGCGTGAGGTTATTCGTATTCGCCGAGGTCAGAAGGAAATCAAAGAGCGCGACAATATTCCAATTGGTACGCTACGGCGTTCGATTCGTGTGTGGCTTATTAACAAGCAAGAGAGCACGTATTGGGTAGGTCCCAAAGTAGGGGGCAAGATGCCATACCAAAATGATGGATGGTTTGCAAACATCGTTGAAGGCGGTGACCAAAAGTTTGGCGCCGGCAGGAACGAAGGCGTGTTTGAACGGTCGATTCGCAACAAGCGGCAAGAAGCGCTGACTAAGATGCGCAAGAAATACGAATTTCAAATTCGCAAGGCAGCACGCAAGGCGGCAAAGAAGACAAAGAAATGAATGCAGGAAAGGCAGTATATGGAATTTTGAGCGCCAACAGCGGCGTCACTGACTTGGTAAGCACGCGCATCTTCCCGGAGATTGCCGAACAAGAGGCCGCCACACCTTTTGTCATTTATCAATTGCAAAATGTTGATCCTGACGACACGCACGACGGTCCCTCTAAATTAGACGAAGTGACGTTTGACGTCTTATGTTATGCAGATACCTACAACGGTGCAGCAGATTTAGCTGAAAAGGTGCGCACTGCTCTTGACCGCACAAGCGGTACCTTCAACACCGTTATTGTAGAAAGCATACAATTTAACGACGTCGACATTGAACTTGAGTACCAGCCAAGACGCTACAGTCAAGTGCTAAAATTTACTTTTCGAATTGTGAGATAATTATGGAACAAATAACAGCGGCGATGATATTTGAATTCATCGCGTTGCTCGGTGGTGGCATCGCAGCATGGACAAAAATTAACCAAGAGGTCACAGTTCTTAAGTCGCGGATCATCAACCTTGAGAAGCGCGACGATGATATGGCCAAGAAGCTCGACACGCTGCTTGAAGCCGTCAACGAATTAAAAATTTTGCTGGCAAAAAAAGGCATTTAGAGCAGTCAATCATTTTGCCGTAACTTGCACCCATGAAGGTTAAACTCATAAAGGCTTGCAAACTTGCAGGTAATAACTGGAAGAAAGGCGACGAACCCTCAGTGCATCCATTTTTCGCAAAGGAATTGGCAAGCAAGGGTTATATTGCAAGTGAAAATAAATTAGAATCAGAAGAACAGGATAACGATGGCGATATTTAACGGCACCGATTTAGGCGTATACATAGGCAGCACTTTAATTGCAGCAGCAACTGACGTGACATTGACCTTGAACGCAGAAACTATTGACATAACAACAAAGGACAGCTCAGCGTTTCGTGAGCTTTTGCCGGGCTTGCGCAGTGGCAGCATGAGCGTCAGCGGTCTTATTGATTACGTTGACGCTTCCAATAAAGATTTTTTAGATCTATACGGAGCTTGGGAATCTCGCACTGCATTAGTTCTAAAGTTTAGCAGGTCATCACTTGCAACAGGTGAAGCAAGTTTTTCAGCCAGCGGTTTTGTTACCAGCTTGGAGCAATCAGGCGGCACAGAAGATACAGCGACGTACTCGGCTACCTTCGAACTCACTGGCTTGATTGACGAAACTGTAGCCTAATGATTGAAGTGAACGGCGTTGAGTACCCAGTGCGGTACTCGATGAAGGCGTTAAAGAAGTTTGAACGCAAAGCAAAGGTCAACGTGTTTAGCTTGTCTGATCCTTCCAAGCTCTCTGCAGATGCTTGCGCTTTTCTTTGTTACGTTGGTGTAGAATGCGGTTGCAACTTTGAAGGTGTCGAGTTTGACATGGAGCTGCATGATTTTGAGGACCACATAACGCTTGCACACGTCACACAATGCTTTGACGTACTGGGCGAATACAGCGACCAAAAAAAAGCGTAGACGGTAACGATAAGCCAGTAGGATGGCGAGACGTGATTCGGATGGGGATGGGTGTACTACACTTGTCCCCTTCTGCATTTTGGGAGATGACCTTTGGTGAACTGAGCTTGGCGCTGGAGGCCAACCGCGAGACTGCAGAGATGCTTGAGCGTTTTGAATGGGAACGCACAAGATGGCTGGCGACTATCTTTATGCAACCTCACCTCAAGAAAGGTCGTAAATTGCGCCCAAAGGAACTTATGCAATTTCCGTGGGAGAAGCCAAAACGCAACAAGGATAATCTAACCACGGAACAATTGTTTGAACGAATAAAGGAACGCGACGGATGGCAAAGCTGAACGATCTCATAGTAACGATAGGCGCAAGGACGCGCGACTTTGACAAGGCGCTTGGCAGTTCCATGCGCAAAATGCAGACCTTTGGCAAGAATACTAAGAGGCTTGGTCAATCAATGACGCGGTCGTTGACTATGCCCATCGCTGGCCTTGGTTTAGCTGCAGTAAAATCAGCTGCAGATTTAGAAGCTATGGAGACCAGCTTTATCAGCTTGACTGGTGGAGCGAAGCAGGCGGCGGACATGATGAGGAACTTAAACGAGTTCACAGCTAAGACGCCTTTTCAAATAGAAGCAGTAGCCAAGTCCGCGCGGCAGCTCATTGCATCAGGTACAGGCATTGACGAGGTCAATGATCAACTGCAATTCCTCGGCGACATCGCAGCAACGAGCGGCCAACCTATCGATGAGATAGCTGCCATCTTTGCTAAGGTTAATGCAAAAGGTAAGGTCGAGCTAGAGAACTTGAACCAACTT